ACCGTATAGCTCTGCATACTCAGGGCTTTGGGCAAACTGCTCAGCCATCTTCTCTAGTTCTTTAATAGAAGAACCGGAAGCATCTGCAGCACGGCGGATAGCCGCTTCAGTCATAGGAGCACGATTAGCTCCATACTTATTTGCAGGGTCATTACGAATCTGAACTTGATCCCTAACTGCTTTAGCTGGACGAGACGTTGATGTCAGTGGCTGGTTCTCATGGAATTCAGCACCTTGGTAGTAATACGGTGTATCTCTAGGGGAACCACCATCAAGATCAACATTTAATTGATCCTTACCAATCTCAGTAAACTGCTCTGATTGCTTAATAGTTCGACGCGAGAAATCCCTTTCAGATCCCCAATCCATTTTATTGTTAGCAGTATACTCTTGTTTGTAAAATTCAACATCTTTATCGTCTAACTGAGACCAGCTCTTACGTGCATTAGGATCTTTAGAACCCTTATAGTTAGTCTTAAAATCATCAATGGTCATATCATCAGGGATAAAACCATTTTTTTTTAATGACTTAAACTGTTCACGTGTGTATTTTGCTTCAGCTTGTTCAGAAATAAACTGTTCTTTATTTTTATATTCAAGATCAGACGCCCTTTCAACAGCGGCCATAGGAGTTTTATCTGTCTCCTTAGCCATATTAGGGTCTTGCTTTTTAGCATTCTTTAGTGCTTTTTGCTTGTTAGTACTAAGTGCTCTAGAGCTAGCTTTGACGCCATCAAGAGCAATGTTCATCAAACCACCAAGGCCAACACCTTCAAGAACGTTGTAGGCGGTCCGTTGGGCAGGCGACATATCATCTGTAGTAGAGATAACACTTAATGCTGGTTTCCAAGCAGGAACAAGGTCACCTAATGATGCAGCCATATTTGCATCATGTGAATCACTATCCCAAGCATCTACAACAGCTCCAGTAATGGCACCATCTCTAAAGGTCTTACCTAAGTTCTTTGCTTTCTGAAGCCTCATAGCAGAAGCGGTTAGCGGACCAAACTGTGCAGCTTTCGCAGCTTTTTGTCCAAACATAAGGGCACGAGCACCTTTGATACCTGTACCAATCTTCCCAAAACCAATAAATCCAACACCAATATCAGTAACCCCACGAAGTAATTTACCCCAACCAGTTCTTACAATTGGTTGCTCTTTAAACTTCCAATCAGACTTGAACTCATAAGGGTCTCCTTTTGTGGACTTCTGCCAATAAGCAGGATCAAAGACTTTACCAAGGTCAACAGTGTTATTCCAAGAATCCTGAAGTCCAGCTGTTATAGCATTCCTGGTTTCTTGTATATTTTCAGTAATACCAAAGTCTTTAGGATCATCAATTGTTTCCTGTGTAGGTTTTAATGAACCGTCGTCATTAACTTTAGATAAAGTCTTAGCATTATCCTCGGTTTGTTGTTGTTGCTGTTGTTCAATCTGAGCATTACTGTTCTCAAGTCTATCTTGAGAAGCTTGATATGCTTTTTCTCTTCGCTCCCGTTCCTCTAGATCAGCAACCTGTTGTGAAGTTAAATTTTGTTCTTCCATTATTTACCTAGTAGGTTCGGGTACAAGCGAACTGAATCAAAGTTCTTATAACGTGGATCTGATTTAATTTGTTCTAGTGCATTAATTTTATCTGCAGCAGAAACGTTTTGCAGTCCAATCCATTCTTGACCTAGGCCAATCAATGCATTTCCATCAGTTCTAAGTTGTTTACCAACACGACCCCATAGCAAATGGATTGCTAAAAGATCTTGTGTTGCTTCATCGTATTTTGTTGTTTTCGGATCAAGACCAACCTGGCTTACAACATTAGCCAGTGTTGAACGGATAATTTGATATCGACCAGTAGCATGTAGAACTCCATCATTTTGGAGATTCATAACTTCCTCTACTGTCATCTCAAGTAATGGCTTTTGGAACTTCTTAGTACCAGTACTAGAACCATATGCTGTGTGACCACCGTCAGCACCGCCCGTGTTCAATGAATCATAACCATTATGGATAGTGTCGTTAGAAGACTCCCTACTGGCAATTAGATCCAGCATAGGTTTATAAGCTGGGATACCAACAATTCCGTTTTTATAATTAGTGTTTACCAAACCACGAGATACACGACCTTCAGATTCCATGTGTGTAATCAAACGTCGAAACTCAGGATCAGTTGCATATTGAACTGCTTGATCCCTAGAAGCCTTAATGGGTTTCAAACCATACACTTCAAGTTGACTGTTAATAACATCTAAAACACTACGATCTAAGTCTGTCACCGCTACATCTTTAACAGCTTGGGGGATAGAACCACCATTCCTATAAGAAGTATGAAGCCGGGAAATAAGCGATTGCGAGTCATCAATTCTTCCAAATAATTCCTTTTTAGTAATTACATCATTATCTAAATCATATTGCTTACCAAAAGACGACCTTAATTTTGATGTATCAGAATGCTGTGAAAATTGTGTACGCAACATTTTGAAACCAGGATTTACTGTATCCAGTGTTTTCCCGTCATCAAGTCGATTGGTGATGAAGTCGCCAGTGGGGTTATCAGAGTTCCGTCCGGCCTCGATTTCATCCGTAATTTCTTTAAAAGCTGCTGCGGCAGACTCGCTTGTAGAACCATAATCACGATTCATTATATTATCCTGAACCAGAAATCTATATTTTTGAACGGCTCGAAAATGTACTGTATTGAGCTCTCCTGTAGGAGCATCATAGGAAGTCATTCTTAATGATTCACCCAGTTCACCCTTAATATCTTTTTCATGAGCCTTCATCTGCTCAGAGCTAGCAGTCTCTTCATACATACCTGCTAATTGTTCATATCTCTGGCGGCTCTCAGGTGTCAATTGTTGATATGCTTTCATCTTTAGATCAGTACTAGTTAAAGTACGATCTCTCCATTTCTCTTCGAGGATTGCTTCGGCTTCAGCTACACCATATGTTTCATTAGTAGCATATGTTTTAAGCCAAGATGGTGGGGGCTTATTGTAAGTAGCTATAAAAGTTGCTTCCCATTTTTGATACTGAGAAGGGCTATACCCACTGGTTCTAGCAGTTGCAGTAAACTGGGCTATTGCTTCTTGAGAACTGGCCTCAAGCCGTGCATTCGTCATCCTTTTAACATTTTCAGATTGGCTATGAATTTGCTCTCTTGCAGTGTTAAGGAATGCAATATGTTTGGTAGAACCTGTTTTACCCTTACCTCTAGAGAATGCATCTAAATAACTAACAGTTTTTCCATCCTTAAAAAGGGTTGCATTTTGTAAAGCGTTAAGTTCCTTTTCACCAAATTGACCAATACTTATTAATTTGTTAACAGCTACATGTAAACGATCATAACCTAAAGCACCACCACCATAATGATCAAGAAGATTAGATAGATCAATATTACCTTCACTTTCAATAATAGTAGTAGAAAGTAAATTTGTATCTTCTTCTACACGAGCAGCACGGTAAGCTGCTTGATCCTTAGCAGTAAATTCTGATTGTAGAGTTTCAGTAACTTGATTAACACCAGGCCAGAAATGCTCATGTGCAAATTCAGGACTAAGCTCAGAATAAGCTTGAGTGAATTCTGAACGCATTGAGGTTAGAACAGAATTAAATAGAACCCGATCAGGATCAGGGCTATTTATAACATCTTCTAGAGACATCATTTCACCCTGACCAACGTTATACTTTTTCTCCCTACGTTCAGGGTTATCAGTAAATGCTTTCCAATCAGACCCAGCTTTCAAAGCTTGGGCTTTTTGTGCTCCTACAAGTCTCCAACCACTAAGACCCTGTACACGCCGCAAAGCAGCAACGTCAACTCCCTTAGCTTCAAGACTGGTTAAGTACTCCTCTTCAGCAATACCTTCAGATTCAAGCTCCGCCATTTTTACACGGTACTCTTGAAGTTGTTGTGGATCTACACCAGTTTCATTATAGATATTAAAGCCAATGTTCTGTTGTTCCTTAGAACGACGTTCACCAAAGGCTTTAAGTTCAGCACCAGCTTTCTGTGAAAACTGCGCCATGTTCTGAAGCCTTTTCTCATAAGCTTCAGATTTTTTAGACTCCTTTTGAATTAACTGGTCGTAACGTTTACGTAGTGCAGTAGCATACGTGTTATCAAACTGCCGTTTAAGCTGAGAGTTACTCTCAACATTACGTTGTTCAGCTTCTTGTTTTCTATCGAGTGCATCAGCGTACTGATTCCTGTTATTGATTTCCGCGCTATACGCTTCTCTCAATTTACCGATTCGTTTCTCCTCTTCCCGTAGGTAGGTGGATGCTGTATCAGGTAATGTAGCAGGGTTGAAGGCTATCCTTCTTGCACTACTTTTAAATTGAGCCATACCTCAAAGATGTGTAGTTAATAAGTTGCAGAAAGTTTTTCTTCCAGTTGTACAATTTTATCTTGAAGTTCCTGATGTCCTTTGACAAGTAGACCAATAAGGTCGTTAGTATCAATGGCAAGAGTACCCTTAAGATCATATGTAGCATCTGGCATAACTTCCTTATATTCTTGTGCTACGAAACCATGATGCAGTCGATCTGGTTCAGCAGTGTATTCAGGTGTGTAATAGAAGCTAACAGGCTTCAGACTAGATAGTTTGGTTGAAGCATTCTCGATGGGTTCAACTGTATGCTTTGTTTTAATATCAGATACAAATGGTGCTGCAATAGATGCAACAGAAGACAGAGCACCAAGACCGTCACTGACAGTATTCCAAACACTAGTCTTACCCATTGCACCCTTAATAGGTTTAGGTATTTTCCTAGGCTTGGTAGGATCAATATAGAATGTCTTCGGTAATTTTTCAGGTATAGGTACTGGAGGTGGCTCAGTCGGTTTAATCATCATCCTGCCGTAAGCTTGTAAGTCTGCTGCTTGAATATCATATTCAATCTTCTTATCAGAAGCAGCCTTTTCAGCTTTTGCACTTTCCCTAGTAGCTTTAATTTTAGCTCTATTATTAACATTCCTTTCTTGCTGGAACTTAAGGGATTTATCTATTTTTTTATCAGAAAGTTTAAGCTGCTCTAAAGTAGTTGTCCTAGCCAATTCAAGTTTAGAAACTTTATTCGCAGTAGTTTTTTTCAAGTAGTCGCTGTCAGATTGGATTTTACTAACCTCAATCTTACTTAATGCTTTTGAAGTGCCCCTTGAAACTGCGCTTAAAGATTTTTTTGAAGCGACAGCACCTTTGTCGTATACAGCAGTACCCGATGTTTTTTTGTCTGAAAGGGTTTTTTCTTTTTTTAGAAAAACTAAACTGAGTGCTGTTGCAGCTTGCTTTCTGCCGTAATCAGCAAGTGCAGATTGTGTCAAAGCAGTGGCAGTGTTACCTTCAACACCTCTGGCAAGTATAGCTCCTTTAGTTCGAATTAATTCAGCTCTAGTATCAATTGAGTCAGCAACATTTTTTGCTGATGCTTCCTGAAACTTTAGTTCATTACCAGATAGTCCCCAACCTGTTGCGTCGGTAATTCTATCTTTATCTTTATCAAACTGAGCTTGCTGAATTAAAAAAGCACTCTCTTCACCTTGATCTTTTCTATTTAAGATTGAGGTGTTTAATGCGTTTTGTGCAAGCTTTTTATCCCTTTCTAGTCCTACACCATGTAAGTCAAGCTGCGTATTTAATGTAACACTATCACGTTTGATTTGGTTAGCTTCTTTATCGTATTTAGCGTTTTTTTTAAATTCTCTATTAGCTATATTTTCGTCTGTTTTTTCAAAATCTGCAGCGAGAATAGATTCATCTAGTTTACGCTGTTCAGACTCTCTAGTTAATTCAGCAGCTGCATCATTTAAATCAATTTGACTTGAGTAAATTGCTGATGACTTTATATATGCAGTACTTTCTGCATCATATTGTTGCTGTTGTAAATCCTTTTTATACTCATAATCTTGCGCTATAGTTCTATCTTTGTAGTTTCTAGTCCTTGTTTCATTTTTTCTTGCTTCCTTGACCTTTTCTCTAGATTCTTCAAATCTATCCGTATTCGAGTCATTTTGATAATCTCTAAATTTCTTGTCGAACTTGTATTGCTTTTTAATTTGCTTATTCTGTCTCTTAATATTACTATTAGTTCCGCCTGACATCTTCTAAAACCTCCTCTAAATTAAAATCTGGTGGATCCATGCGATGGTAAAAAGCTGTAAAGACACGGATGTCGTTGTCTAACTCCTTCATTTTTTCGTATCCTTGTGTAAGTAAAGCAACCAACGGTAGTAATTCATCAATGTAAAGTCGCCAAGTTCTAGCATGTACTTTATCTATAAGGTCACCTTTTTCTTCTGCATGATTAGCAGCTAACCAGGTGTTCCATATAGTTACATGTTGAGAGACAAGTGCTGCATAGTTAGCAGTAAAGAACTTGTTAGTATGAAGCCTGACAAAGAGGTTTTCCATACAAGTTAAATAAGACTTGTGGCTTATCTCTTTGTCATTATCAAAAACATCATCAACAACACGTGCAGCCTGAAAAATACAAGCAAGATAATCAAAAGCTTCATTATTATCTCCAGATGCACGTTGAATCATTTCTGCTGTTCTATTGTGAATTACTTCACGTTGGGTTGGTGTGGTCATGCGCGTTTGTAATACCTAGGTGAATATTGTCCTTCCCATGACATGGAAAGAAGAGATACTGGATATGGACTACTAGACGATATTTGTATATCAAAACTTTCATTCCTTCGATGGACTGGTAGATCAAAGATCCGTTCGTCATCAACAGGAACAGAATCTAGTTTATAATAATTGGATTGAACTACTTCTCCGATTGTAGTAAAAGCAGGTTCACTACGTTCACGAATAGCAAAACTAATAGCTCCAGTATTACCACAACTATATTTAATCCTATTAATAATTAATGATGCAGTTTTATCTACAACATTACCATTGCGGAAATAAATTTTTGGTAACTCTATCGACATTGAATAGGTATATCCTACAAACAAAGAAGATAAGCTAAGGGATGAAAGATCTACTTTTTTTATATTAAAAGCCCAATAAGTAGTTCCACTAATAGTATGTTGTACAATTTCAGATGGTCGGAAAAATGCACCTGAACTAGAACCAGAAGAACTATCAGTTTGCATTACAACCGCATTAGTTAAATCAGGATTACCTTGTGCATCTAAGATAGGCGAAAACGGTACAGCAACATAATTGTTATTAATACCACTAGTTTTAACTTGATCAAATGCAGATGCTGATGACAGCATATCTACACAAGGGTTAACAACTACTAATCCATCTTCTGTTGTAAGTGTTGCTGTAGCAGCAGTTGGGCTTATAAAGCCCCGTAGCAATACCGAACGGCCACCTACCTTACATACCACCTGCACCTGATCTTGAGAGGTATCAAAGGCTTGTACAGGTCCTGGTAGCTGCCATTTAAACCACGATTTAAATACTACATTTTCACCTTCTTCGTAGGTACGAAAGAGATAAACATAATCTAAACTAGGTCCAGACAATGCAATAAATGAGTTTTGAGAACTACCTACAAGACGGTCTAATCCACTTGGAATCCATTCAGATACAATCTTACCTATGTCATTATAAAGTGAGTTACTCTGATCACCTTGTACGTTCATAGAGAACACACGTGTATATGTTGGTGCAGATCCTGTAAAAACAACCTGTCTTCCAATCTGAACTGGGTCAATACCAACGTCCATTTCAAAGTTAGAGATTGTTCTGATAGTTGATTTTGATGGTGTAAGTACACCTTCATCTGCATACATCAAAAACTGCTCACTTCTACTAAAGAGAACTAGACCTTGCTGCTGTGGAATGACTGCAAAGAGATCAACAGGTTTTTGACTAGTAATAAGTAAATCAATTACATCTGCTTCAGACAGAGTTAAAGCTGACTCTCTGAAAAAATTAAATACTTCTCGTACTCTAGAAAGAATTATATTGTCACCACTTAAAAAACCAAGACGGTTATTATAAAAGAAAACTTCATTAATAGCACTTCCAACAAAACTTGGCAAAGGATTAGTATTATCATCACCAGCCAGTCTATTCACATACGATGGTGAACCTAAAAAAAAGGTACCAGTAACAGTATTGTAGTTAAGTTCTAATGGCATGGTTGCAGGATCAAGTCCTAAAACAATTCCAGGCTTTACTATTTCTTGCCAAGCACCACCTTGGTAAATGACATAATAATCATCTTCAGCAATAAATGTATTTGTTACATGGTAAGTATCATTAACGGTAGGACTAGTTGGCAACTCACCAGCAGCTGTTACAGAACCAGTAAGTGATCCAACTGTGCTACCTGTAGAACCTGTTACTTTTGTCTTATTGCAAATGATCATCTGATCTTTACGTTGAGCAACAGAGAACTCATTACGTGTTCCGCTTAAGTAAGCATTTGTTGGATTATTAACAGTAACTGTAGCACCAGTATTAAGATTCCATATAGTAACAGTATTACTTACAATAGCACCGAAGTATATTTCTGATGCAGAACGTTCAAACTTAAACCAAAACGCATTGTTGTATGCAGCCTCTGTACCAAGATCAGCAACAAAGGAAACACCTGGACGTTTAGACATACCAAACGTCATGTCTGGATATACGTTTACAGCATCACTAACATGTCCTAGTTCTTTATCTTGATCAGATTTACGTGATACTCCCTTTAAAAAATCAGGTGTAGATTGAGTAACAGCAGCCATTAAAATCTCCTTAGCATGTTAACAGGAGAGAACGGTTGATACGTACTGTCAGCCCTATCGAAACCTAAGAAGTTATAGTCACCTTGTGAAGTTTCATACTCCAAAGCTTGTGCTCTACAGAAACCTTCTCGCTCTTGGAGCATTTGATATTGAGTAGTATCACCAGTAATGCGGCTAGAAGTAATAGCTGCAGCCCTAGCAACAACATAGTTTGCTATTGGTACTGGGATATCTTCCCAATTAAATTTTAGAATGACATCAACATAAGGATTGTAATACCACTTATCAGAGTGCTGAAAGCGATCATATAAGTAGCGTTGGCCTGAAGCATCAGTTCGAATAACTGCATCGTGATTAACATTGGCTGGATCATTTGTCAAATCAATTTGAATATAATTAGATGACACCTCTAAGATGTTGTCAGAATTACGACTAAATTGAATATGATACTCACGATTAAAAGTCCATCCTTCAGCCTGGATATCCCTCGACGAAGACACCAGCGTATTCCAAGCAATCGCAACGTCCGGGTTGGATGAATCTAGAGTAGAGACAGGAGCTTGCCCAATGGATTGAAGAATCTCATTGACTGCAGCCCTCTGTAATGGTGTAACAGGAGTCGTGGGATAATCACGATATCCAGGGAAAGAAGTAGTCATAACTTATAAATAAAAAAAAGGGACCCGAAGGTCCCCATGATCAAGCAGTACGGGTAGCGTCCCCGGATGCTTCGCTAATAGCTGGTGAGTCAATCTCAGTCAGCGCATAAGCATTACGAAGACACATGGTCTCCGAATAGACTTCAGAAGCAGCAACGGCAGAACCGAAACCATTCTTAGTCTTAGCCACAGAGTGGCGAATAGATGTGGTCTTTGTAGCGTAGCGATCATTGCCAGCCAAAGTACCAGTTACAGCTGCATAAGGGAGCGTTGCTCCTGCAGCAATCTGAGCAGCAGTAGGTCCAGAGACACCACCACCACCAGCTGCAACAGTTGGATTAGCCATTTAATTTAAGCCTCAGTATCAGTATCGTTAGCACCTGCACCACCCCAGCAAGCAACAGTCGAACTTGTACCGTCAGCATTTGTGCCGGACAAACGACCGTACTCTTGAGGAGTAGCAGGATTCATGGTTACTGAACCAACAGCACCCATGTTGTTTGTGCAAGTATCCTTGCGTTGTACACCAGGAAGGAGAGACATTAGTAGTCCCCCTATCAAGCAGCGCGGAGCTCAATTGCACAAGCGGGGTTCAGAGTCCCCACGCCCATAGCAAGTCGCCCGACAATTACGTCTCCCTGGTACATAGCCTTCACGTCCGAACCAGTAGTCTGGACACTAGGGCCAATACCTTCGACGACACCAGCACAGTCCTTCATGTAGATAAGTCCACAGGAAGTACGGAAGTCACCGCCGTAGTCATTGTTCTCACCATCAACGCGAGTGATGTGACCAGCGGAACCGCCAGTACCAGCACCCGTAACCATGAATGGTAGGTTGTTAGAACGCTTGATAGAAATACCAGCGATCTCATATAGGCCGTCACCTGAATTCAAATTACCTTGGGTGCTGCCAAAGTCACGATTCAGGATATTACTATCAACTTGAGAAATCAAGGCGTAGTATTGACGTGGGCTGAGTACAGCACAGCGTCCATCCCGAGGTACATTCTTCTCATCTAAAATACTTGCGGCTTCAAAAAATGAATCCACCAAGGATTGAGCATTGTACTGGTTGTTAGCACCAAGATTGATGATAGAACCACCGGCTTCAGGGCCAGGAGCAGCAGTTACAGGATGCGCTTCACGTGCAGCAAGTGCAATTTTACGGAAGACTTTCTTGTCATATGCTTCAGCAAGAGCGTGTCCAATCTTCTTGGAGATCTCAGAGCGAAGCGAGTAATGAGCAAGTGTCTCATCAAGGTCATAAACAAATGCTGAACTAATCAGCAGGTCGTCCATGACGATTGTCTTCTCTGCCACTGGGGGATCGCCACTACCGAGAATCGGTGTTCCAGGGGTGTGGTAATCAGCCGTCATACGGCCAGTGAAGATGAACTGCATAGACTTACCGTTCTTAAGAGTACGGTTTTGTACAGTTCCTTTAGCGATACAAGAGGACTCGTACGCTTTAAACATCTCACCTGAAAAGAGTTTCAGATAAGTATCATACTTGGCGTTATAGTCTGATGCTGTTTGGGTAAGACCCAATTGAACAGCAGAGTTCTGAACGCCAAAAGGAGTCGGGCGAGTATTGTTAGTCGCCGACCCTACAGCTGGAGCAGTCATTATTTTAAAGAGGTTGAATAATTTTCAAGATTCCTCTGTGCACAGAAGTATTTAGTTGTATATGTGTGGTCTATCCCACCGTCTAGACGGCTAAGGGTATCCTCCGTAGAGGGCCAAAGCCAATTGCTAAGGGAGGATTTGCACCTCCCAATCACAGAACTACTTAGCGGCTTTTAAGGTAAGCCACCCCGCGATACACAAGCTTCTGCTCTTTAAGAGCTTTGGCTTGTTCACGCACACGCTGACGAAGTTCAACGTTTGGCATAGTATCCTCCAATAGAGAATTGAGGGACCCCGTTCCCTGTCACCTCATGTCATGCGTCCCGAAGGATGAACGGACTTTTTAAATTAGCTAGCTACTAGTTCAGCAGCAGCTGGTGTTCCATCTGCAGTATCACCAGCAAGGATATCGTTCTGAACGACACGCTGTGCAGATGTACCAGAGTTAGCATTATCACCATAACCAGTGGTTACATTGAACCATTGGTCGCCAGTAGTTTTAACAACATACTGGACTTGAAAGTCATTAGCACGGTTCTTAGGATTGTAAGCAAGTCCCATAATAATTATCCGATAGTAGGAGTTTTGTAAGTGGCCAGATCAAGTGGGAAGTTATGAGCATTACGCTCGTGCATTACTTCCATTCCAAGTCCTGCTCGATTGAGAACATCAGCCCAAGTAGGGAGGACATGATCCCTAGAATCAACAATGGATTGATTAAAGTTGAATCCGTTAAGGTTGAAAGCCATAGTGCTAACACCAAGGCTAGCAAACCAAATCCCAACCACAGGCCAAGCAGCCAGGAAAAAGTGAAGCGAACGCGAGTTATTAAACGATGCATATTGAAAGATTAATCGACCAAAGTAACCATGTGCAGCTACGATGTTGTACGTTTCTTCCTCTTGTCCAAACTTATACCCTTGGTTTTGAGAGACAGTTTCAGTAGTCTCTCTAACCAAGGAGCTAGTGACAAGAGAGCCATGCATTGCCGAGAAAAGGCTTCCGCCAAATACACCAGCAACACCAAGCATATGAAAGGGATGCATTAAAATATTGTGCTCAGCCTGGAACACAAACATATAGTTAAAGGTTCCAGAAATTCCAAGGGGCATTGCATCAGAGAATGAGCCTTGTCCAAATGGATATACCAAGAAGACTGCAGTAGCTGCAGCTACGGGAGCTGAGTATGCGACAAATATCCAAGGGCGCATACCTAGCCGGTAGCTAAGTTCCCATTCGCGTCCCATGTAAGAGTAGATACCCACGAGGAAGTGGAAGATAACAAGTTGGAATGGTCCTCCGTTGTAGAGCCATTCGTCAAGGGTTGCGGCTTCCCAGATGGGATAGAAGTGGAGTCCGATTGCATTTGAAGACGGGACAACTGCTCCCGATATAATGTTATTTCCGTAAAGGAGCGATCCAGCAACTGGTTCACGTATTCCGTCGATATCAACTGGGGGGGCTCCTACAAAGGCGATGATGAAACAAATGGTTGCGGCTAGCAAAGTAGGAATCATAAGGATTCCAAACCAGCCGACATAGAGACGGTTGTTAGTGGACGTTACCCAGTTGCAGAAAGCCTGCCAGTTATTTTGTTGTTGTGGTCTTGAAAGTACAGCGGTCATTTAAGTAATAGTTCATGTTTGGGTATGTATAATTAAGTAAGACCATTTTAAAGACTTGGCTGTCTAGAGCTATGGGAGGAATTGCACCTCCCTTATTCTATTTAGCTATTTAGACTTAACGCATTTATCCTTGCCATTTTTAGTACCCGCGTAGGAGTAACCTTTCCAGCAAGCTTTGCCATCAGCACCTTTAATTTTTGAAGACTTTTTCTTTTGGGGCATTACCAGAACCCAGGAATGAGCTGGCCGGTAATGGCGTACGCACCCAGTGCGGCGACCACACCAAGCATAGCCAAGCGTCCATTAAGTTTTTCAGCTTTTTCATTATGTGTCACGGTTGTTTCTTCCAAATACATACGAGGTTCAGTTGGCCAAATTTGTGTATCGTTCACTTAAAAAGTATACTTAAGTCCAGCTTTTGTTCCATAGTTATTGTCAGCTTCAGCAGTTAGTACTGACAGCTCACCGTATAGAGCCAGGCGGTCACTAAGAGGTGCACTAGCACCAACTTTACCTGAGAATTCCAGATCAGAATCTGCTCCATCATTAAGGACTACCGCAGGTCCTCCCTGGATATACCAGTTATCACCTTCGTAACCAATGTGATTATCAATGACAGTAGAGCCGCCATATTCAGATCCAACGAATCCAGCATTAGCTTCGACGTTTACAAATGGTCCAGCAAATGCTGGGGCAGCAGCAAACAATGCTGCAGGGAGGATAGCAAGAATTTTCATTGTTAAATAATAAGTAAGTGTTGTGTGTAAATAATTAATTAGCGGACAGAGATAGGCTCTTGTTTTGGAAACAAGGTTTTGATAAGCATCTGCCCACCCTTGGCGGCACTGGCAATAGCATTCATGTCGTCTGACTTTTCATCTTTAGAACCTGACATAAATGGGCGCTTCTTAGCTTTTTTAGCAGCAGGTTTTTTAGCAGCCCCTTCTGCAATTGTCATCTTTGAATTATCTAAGTATTTAGATGTCTCGTCTTTGTAAGTCATTAGTAAACCAGTTGTTTAGAACGTTCGAGTTTTTCAAATACATCCTGACGATAAGCAGGGTCTCGGTCATACCTTGGGTCATTCATTGCTTGAACGACTTCAGCTTGACTACGGAATGCATCAACAGTACGGGTTGACTCACGGCCGGTGAGCATTTCTCCATTGTCCCAACCCTGCAGTTCTGCATACCTAAATGCCAAAGCTTGAACAGCAAAGAAGCAAGCGGCTGGATCACCTTGTGCTAATACTCCGTCATACATCTCAATCTCATCTTGACTAAGTGAATCAGCTGCCCAGTTAAGCATGTTTGTATACTCTTCCTGGCCACCTACTACGTTATACAAGACGTCGATATCACCATCAGATAACTCTTGTGCTGCCGGACCTTCAGATTGATTAGCCTTATAAGCAAGGAACATCTCAGCAATATCAATAGGATCCTTAGACTTCAGCTCATCAATAAGTTCTTGAGAGAATTCATCTTGTGACTCCTCCCATAGACGATCAAGTAATGAAGCATCAATCTCTTGTGACTCCTCTTCTACTTGCTCCTCTACTTGATCTTCTTGTTCAGGCTGTTGACCAAGTTTCTTTTGTAGTTCAATGTATGCTTGTTCAAGTTGTTCAGCATCTTGGAACTTACCAGCTAGCATTTGCTGCTGTTCAGCTTCCATCTGTTCACCAACTTGGATAGAGTTTAACTCATCTTCAGTGAACTCAGGTTGATCCTGATTTGGATTGTACGTTAGTGTTGTCATAAGCGGTGGTTACTTCAAGGTTACCGAGACCGACATCAGATACATATTCAGTAGACCTACCTAGGGTTGGTGCACCAATCTTCTTACGTCGGGTGTATTTAGATTGTTGTTGATTGTGAAAGTAAAGTCTGTCCTTGATACTCAAGGGGTCAGTAACTTCAGGGTTGGCCTCCAGGGGCTGGAGGTGCTCCGCCCGGTCCACCGGGTTGGGCTTGACCTGGGTCTTCCGCGCCCTGGGTGGGCGAGAGGGCTTGCATTTGTCCATCAATAATACTCATTGCTTCAGGGTTTCTCGCTGGATCCATTGCTGGAGACTTAGCGAATTGACCAGCCTGTTTAGTCATCTCAAGTTCCTTCTGTCCTTCAAGCATTGTCCGCTGTTGTTGAGTCTGTTTCTCTTCAACTTCAGCCATAGACTTAACTAGATTAAGAACATCAATACCTTGTGATGCTGCTAGTCGTTTAATCACTTCCTCAGAATTGATATGCGTAGCCAGTGCTTCAGGACCCATCGTTTGAGAGATGGTTGTAAGGAATGCAGTTAAGCTTTCCCTATCCTGACCACGGCCAAGAGCATTAACACCAGCCACAATGGTTGGTGAAACAATTTCTTTTGGAATACGTGGTATCACTCCAGTCTTCTGGAGGACATTTAGTTTTCTGTTTAGATAAGGTACTAGGAATTCAGTAGTCAGTACAGAGAATAAACCTCCTAACTGTTGTTCCAATTCCATCTGTGTCATCCTTACTTCCTCAGCAGTAGTACGTTCAGATTGACGTACACTTAGGATAAGGAATGCTTCAGATAATCTCTTCTCTAATGTCTGCATCATTTCATATGCAGTACGGAAGTCAGCTGTCTTACCAACTTGAACAACACCAATGTCATCAGGTCTACCCTGGACAATGGCACCGTTACCAGCAGCGGCCAGAGTGGCTGGCTTAGTAGTGCTCGAAGGTGATACAACAAACACAACCTTTGCAGCTGCTGCAGAGCCTTCTACGAGGGCCTGAGACAATGCTTCGAGTGACTTTAGATCACCGATAAATTCTTCAACACGTCCACGTCCGTAAACTTCACCATCGACTGCATTAAACCTAAGAGCCATCCAAGGATCAGCATCCTTTGGTGACTTGCCGTAGCTAGTAGGGATAACCTTATCGAAGATCTCTTGATACCAAATGACTCTGTTGTTCTCATACTTAACGCATGTGTATACGTCTACCTCTTCTGGAGAGCTATTATTTTGAGAAACATCATTCGGTTCACGCTCCTGTAATTCAGGCGGAAGGAGATGTGCTACGAATTTTTTACTAATTTTTTCCTTGGTAACAATTGCTGTTACATTACCGTTACCGTCTCGATCTACAACATAGCGATTTAAAGGATATAGTTTCAGCTTATCTCTTCCCATATAGACAAGAACATTTCCAGTAACAACCAGATGCTTAAGAGCCTGGTGTACTGTTACACGATCATCGGAAGCTGCAATAGATTCCATGATTGTACGTTCAATCTTAGCGAAGGATAATTCCAACTCTGATCTCATCTCTGGATCACCACCTAGTTCTGGCAACTTACTTTCGTTAGGTTGCAACTTAAAGAAACTAGTTTGTGGAGGTAGGAGTGCAAGCATCAGCTTTGATGCAAGGGTTACAACACCCTTAGCACCAACTGATTGCCAAGGAGTAGGTAAAATCCTAGCTCCTTTAGTAAACTCCTCTTCTCCTCTAAAGATATAAGGGAGAGTTAGTCTTGCTGCTTCTTTTGCTTGTTGTACATATTGAGAACGGTCACCTTGTAAAGAATCATACCTTTGTCGAGCGTTCATTGTTTAGGTTAAAGAAGGATTGACATTATTCATTTGCTTCTATTCGATTTAGAAGCCACTCCACAACTGAACGTTGACCTGACCGATACATAATCTGTTCGATACTGTCACCAGGTGTGGGTGTAGTAGGTGGGAAGTTTTCTTCTAGTTGTTTAGCCATGGCATGGGTTTCCATACCAAGGGCTTCAAGCATGTTTAGAGTTTGCATAACACTTTTGACAAGTTACTGTAGAGATTGGGTACATAGCATTTACTGTTACATCCTCTCCACACACCTTGCACTTAATCACTTTTGTTTCGTCAAGCATATTGAGGGAGGTTGACATTAGAGTGTTCAAAAAATGCTGGCATTCTGCTTGCTTTGGTTTCGGCAAGTTGTGGAGCCTTACCTTCATACATCAAGCGATCGCTAGATTCCAGCCAAAAATTTTTGTTTAAATATTTATCAGGGCTAGTACCTGACAGGGGCTGCATAACCCAATTAATGGTTGCTTTACGTAGCTTGTCTAGTGACGGGGATACTTCTAGACCCATCTCTCTACAAACAATCGTGTTAGTTAATACGTGCCCAACTTCATCTCTTGACACGTCAGCTGATGTGGTCCTAAGACCTGCATCTCCGCAAAAACGGAAGAACGGAAGCAACACAAAGAAGATACTACGTTCAGCAACTAGTGCTTTAGTAATCGTATGGTCAGGGTGGTCTTCCCATGCTTTACGTAAACGTAGTGCTTCTAATTCAGATTGTGGATCTACTCCAATAGCGTTAGCTGCGTAGCCTAATGCCACATCATGATTCTCTTCGTCTTTGACATTAGACAGGAGTAGTTCACGGGCTGCTTCAGGGAATTCACCCTTCAGTGTCTCTTTAATGAATTCACCAACTGGTAACTCCATGTGTCTCATCGCTAGGGCTCTACGAATGGTGGCTTCGGAGCCTTCCTTTAATTGACCTGCAGTGGTTTGTACCGGTGTCCACTTCCGTTTGTTATTAAGAATTTTTTGATAAGGATTTAGTCTCATTCTTGGCAATCACATTGTAAGGGTTCATTAAGAAGTCCCTCCAAATAATCTTCTACTTCAGTCTCATCCAGAGCGGCATATACGCTCGACTTATCCTGAGTATTCGACATCACTTGGAGCGAATAGTACAAGGAAGTCTGAGGGCATTGCAGCCACTCTTCAATAAACTCCTCATCCATAGTGACCATATCTGACCACCAATTAAAAGAGTATCCGTGAAGAAGCCCAGTCCTATCTAACATCGTCATGATGTTATCGGCTACCTTTTTAAATGCGTCCCAGCCGACCTCAGACGCGATTTCACACTCACCATATTGATAATTGACCACACCCTCAGAGCCGCTGTCACGATCAACACTACGTGCGATAGGAGGTGCAATCTCAGGTGTTGCAGTAAAACCCTCTAAGGACTTACTGCGGTAAGAGCAGCTCGCTGTAGGTGCGATAGCGAACGCTCGATCCATATTGTTTTCTTTGGCAATTCTAGTAGCGACATCGATGCCACTCTTTAGTTGAAGTGCAAGATTAAATGCAGGTGAATTTAATTCCTCTCCATTATTAACCTGCTCTAGCGCACGACCAAATTGTGAATACGTGACGTCATAGCGAGCAAGTAGCTGAGCAAGGCCAAGCATTCCAAGCCCAACCTGACGGTCAACTTCTGGCTTTAGGTATTCACCTTGATCACCAACACCAGTCTTACCATGTAGTTCACAAAGCTCAGTCATGCCCTGCTCAAATGCCCTAGGGATATCAATAAAGTCACATGCTGCAAGGTTCACATGCGACAAAAGACAACTGCCACGGCTAGGTAAAAATACTTCCAAGCATACATTTAATCGGATACGTTTGCCGTTTTTATCATACTTAACCTTACCTAACCAGATATCACCAGCACGGATCCCTTTAATAAGGGCTTCCTTGATGTCAGACGACGTATCCTTCCACCAATCTTCGGTGATGTTGACACATCGTTTGACCCAGGGTAGTTCAGCTCTTGCAGCTGTAATGAAGTCAAAGATATCAGGATGATTGAGATCAAGATGTAGAACGACTGCACCCTTCTTGAATCTTGATCCTCCGCGTCTAACAACATCATTGATTACATTGTAGATACGACCAAAACTTACTGGACCACTTGCAGTAACACGTGGACTCTCAGTACCTTTAGGACGAAGTTTAGATAAATGGACAGCAACTCCTGCCCCATATCTGAGGCCATGAGTCACAAATTTGAATGATGCATTTAAACCATCAGGTCCATCAAAGGAATCCTCTGGGACATGAATGGTGCAGCTGACCGGCAAGCGGCCATCAGGTTCGTCAATCCATGACTGGACGCGACCGGTACGAGATATTAGTTCAGTCATTAATTAAATCAGTTAGGTTTGGTGGTGCATAGTTTGGTCCTTTTAAAATCTTTCCATCTTCACGACGTATAGGTTGTCCATTCTCATCTAGCTTTGACAAGTTAGATTTATGAACACGCTTCATTGCTTCGTCAAGGTCCCATTCCATAGCAGCAGCGTATTGATAACAAACATATACAAGATCAGCTAATTCTTTTAGTTGCTCTTCAAAGCCTTCATTTAAAAATGAATCACAGAATTCAAGGTACTCTTCATCGATCAAAGACTTCTGTGTCGTCATTGCTGTCATCACCAATGAGTATGCTTCGCGGAATTCCTCCGCCATATCCATTAGGCTTTGCGTCTGACAATGTGTTTTGTAATTCATTTTCAAGATAGTGGATAGCTTTTTTAATGTCGGAAGTCTTTGTTGAAGTACTTTTGTGACCGGCTCGGCAAATATATTTAACTGCACAACCAAGGTGGTAGTTTAGTTCCCAATCTCTGATTGCATCCCAGCATTCAATTGATCCTCGTGTGTAGTAAGTGGGTGAATAGTTGGCCATGTTTTAACTAATTGGGAAATGTTGTTAGACAGTACAAAGCATTGTCTTTGTAAGGCTAAGAAGACCGTAATGATGTCTTCTTTATCAGCTTTAGGTAGTGCATCAGTTATCTGACGCATCTTTAGATCCTGTTCTATCGTCAGTGTCACCACTGGCAACGGGGGACCAAAGGATGGGTTCTCCTTTTGTTGTGTCATAATCGTTTGCTGTAAGAATCTTTGCCAGACGAGTATTCATCAAAGCAATATCCTCAGACAAACCTTTGGATTTATATGCTTCAACAATTGACTCCCATGTATAACCATTAGCATCTAGGTATTTAGTAGCTGTTTTAACGCCATAGCCTGGTGCTCCGGCATAGCCGTCAGTTTGGTCTCCGGCGAGGGATTGAATAAGCCACCATTTGTACCCTTCTTCTTCACTAATAACTAGTGTTTCAGATAGAGTGTTGAGACGTCCAGGGATCTGACGCATATCCTTATCAGGACTACAAATAATACAATCAGGATTAGTGGTTGCATAGATGCCCATTGCGTCATCAGCTTCAAGTGTCGGCATGATCACAAGGTCATACTCTTTTCTTAATTTATTAATGACACGCTTGTAGCCACAGGGCTTTTTACGTTGACGGCTCCCTTTGTAATCAGCATAAATTTTCTTCCGAAAATTAACTGAGTCACTAAAGAAAAGAACTAGCTCAGGTACGTCCCATAAATATTGAGACTTAATTTTGTTGATTTCATTTTTAACATTGTTATAGGCTTCACTAAACCTACTGACAACCATGATGACATCATCACCAAAGTCGATCTCATCCTCTGCACTAGCGCAGTTTTTATAGACTGTGAAGTCAGCGTCAAGTAGTAGTTTCATCAGTGAGTCTCTGCCCAATTGGAGCCTTGTTTCGATTCAGCGTCAATTCGACATCTGAGTCTGTAGTATTCGCCAGCCTCTGTACTGCTGAGTACCAAGGATGAAGCCAAGTCTTTGGCGTCTCCCGGCTGACATTCAAATTGCAATTCGTCATGTATAAATGCTAGTTGGTTACAACTGAGCTTAAGTTCATTAATGTGTTCTTGATTGATAAGCATCCAACGCTTCGCAAGAATTGCGGAACTGGATTGAAGTAAATAGTTAAGACCCTTAAAAGGTTTATCTACTGGGATCTTACGGCCATCAATAGCACGGACATAACCATGCTGTTCTACTTTTCCTTTGACTGCTTTTAATAAGTCGCCAAGCCCAGGAATCGCCTCAATAAATGCTTTGCTAATAGCCTGACCTTTGACCTTGGCTTTTTCTGGGGATAACGTATCATCGAAGGATGCCCCGATGCCCGCAGCGCCTTGACCATATAAAAATCCATAGGTAACTGTCTTAACTTGTTTGCGAGAGATACCAATCTTGTCTGCATTGATTTGGTGAATGTCATCGTTTAAAAGAATGTTGGCGTATCGACCATTATCGAACCTCGCTAAGTAATGTGCTAACATTCTTAATTCCACGCCTGAAAGATCAGCAGCAACCATTACTTGCTTGGGTGAAGGTAAGAACAAAGCCCTACATCTTGGGTCACTTTTCGTCTGCCCCAAGTTTGGAGATCGGTGAGCGCAACGCGATGTGGCTGTAGCTACTGAGCAGTGATGGTGAATTCGACTATTCGCAGTAACGAGCTTTAGCCATGCGTTCACGCCTTCGGATATCATCCCCAGTGTCTTCGTTAAATCCAAGCTCTTCAGACACATCGTTGCAAACGGTGAGTCGATAGTCTTTAGGATGACTTCGTCTATGACAGGTTTTCCAGTATTCGTCATGATCTTCGGTTGCCAGCCGTAGTGATGTTTTAATATCCATGCTATGTGATCTCTTGATGTTGGATTAAACGTGACTTGACGGGTAAATGTTGCACCCTTTATATATCCTGATGTTTTGTTATCTCGTTTAGGAGTAAACTCCGATCCTCTGATGAAAGGATGCCGCTCACGTAATATCCTATGAGTTTCTTCAAGCTCGAATCTGAGAGAAGATGCAAGCTTCCATGCAGCCTGTTCATCAAAATACCATCCATGTAGTTCTTGTTTAGTTAATAGTTTTGCAACTTCGTGTTCTAGCTTGACCCATTCAGGTAAGGTTCGAAATGCTTGCATAGTTTGGTGGTTAGTCGTACATCTTGGGCGCAGTACTCTTCCATCTCAGGAGACCACTGTTTCCAATCGGTTGTTTTAGAGAAGCATCCTTTAAATTCCTTTAACCTATAGCCGTAACTTTCTAAGTTATGACGGCCATAAAGTTGAAGTGGCATCCCTTTAATACTTCTCTTATGATCTAATTTGATCATGTCGGGATGGTACAAACGAGAAAGTAAAAGAGTATCAACCATGATCCCAGGGTCATCAAACCAAGGGTATAGTTTATGAATAACAGGGATATCGAAGCCAATAATGCCATGCCCGATAATGCAATCCGCATCCTGTAACCTTTGAATACCGCGAGAGATCGGCTCAGAGTTACCCTCATCGTTGTACATAATGAGTTGGTCCGTTTCAATTTCATAGATACCTAAACAATGGATTGTTTTGCATTGAGCAAGTAAGCCGTCTGTTTCAATGTCAAAGACCAGCGTGCTTCCAGACATAAGTCTTATCTTTAAATTGTGCTTTTTTGATTTGGTAGTCTGTTGGTGGATTAGGTTTCTTTAAATTAGAGTAATACTCACGTTCAGCTTCAAAAATCTGCTGCTGGATCAAAGTCTGATGTTGATTCAATTTCATAAAATTTGCACTTTTCTAAGTCGTACTTGAGTTGGCAAGCTTCGCCAACTTCACCTGAATAGCGATTTCTAAGCACTCGCACTGTCGTAGCATCTCGTTCAGATCCACTCTGCTGATCTCTTTCGAGCGCAATGACGCTATCTGACAATTGGCCCACGCTTCTGGATCCTCTAAGAGAGCGCAGTTGTACCCTTCCTCCTTCTTCATGTGATTGTCCATTAGGTGGTGTTGTTGTGTGACATACGAGAAATAAAGAAATATTTGTGCGCTCCACGAGTGAGCGGAGACGGGTCATAGTGACGTCTATCATTCGCCGCTCGTCCCCATCTAGTCCTGACAAAAGGATGCTGAGGTGATCAAGGAACACGACGCGGGTTTCAAGAGCGCTTGCCATATACTCAATACGCTCGTAAATAATATTGGGGTCGTAAGAACCAAAGCCATCGTAAAGATGCAGGTCCCAAGTACCCATTGTTTTATCGAATAAATCAACAAGAAACGGTCTTTCATATTCACCCATATGCAATGGTTTTTCCACCGCTACACTCATCAATCCGAGTGCTGTGCGACGGTTAGATTCTTCAAGCGCCAAGTAGCCGCACCGTTCTCCTTTATCAAGAAGTCCAGTACACAACTGCCGTAGAAACGTGGATTTTCCGATTCCAGACCCTGCAGTAACCGTTGTAAGCTCTCCCAACCGGATCCCGTGTAGCTTTGCTTGTAGTCCTTGAAAGGGGTAGTCATGATCTGATGTAGGTGTAGGTGTACATACGAGATCTAATAGCTGCTTAGCATCTACAATCCCGTCAGGTCTGTATTGTTCGTGGTTGTAATTACATACACCACGTATAGCTTCTGTGTCGTCAGCAATTAAAGCTTCAGACGCATCTTTGTAATTTTCAAGGAAGCCTATATAAGCCTTACCTGGTGGCAATACACTGGCAGCTTCTGTTGCAGCTTGCTTACCGGCTGTGTCGTTATCAAAGAACAACACTACCTTTTCAAATTTACATAGCCATTCAAAGTTCTTTTGTATAGCTTTCTTAGCTGATGCAGCACCGTTTTGAATAGAGCACACAGCCCAGCCAGGTTGAGATTCATAGACTGCGAGCGCATCCATTTCGCCCTCAACAACTACAACACGTTTACCGCCAGCTTTAAAGAGGTGCATACCATATAGACCACCATCAGTTTCTCCCTCATAACGGAATTCCTTTTGTTTGGTCTTGGTTTTTGCACCAAGTAGCTGGCCTTCTTTGTTGTAGTAATAGAACTTTAGTAGATCCCCGTCAGTGTAAGCTTTGAACTTTTCACATGTTTTAGCAGAGATGTTTCGTTTTTTTAGGTCAAGTGCTTGGCCTGTTAGTTGAATACTTTTCACACGGTGACTGTGAACGACATTAGATTGATCGCCGGAGGTATATGTATGACACTTAAAGCAGAACATATTTCCATCTGAGTACAAACTGTTGGCATCAGATGAGCCACATGAACTACAAGGTAAGTGTCGTACAAATGATGATTCAGATGAGCCAGTCAAGGGGGATGTTTGCATAGCTTGACCAAGGAATATTTAAACGTTCGCAGTACTTGGCGTACGTTGTTTTTGATCGTTTACTGATTTTGTTGAATGGTGATTGAAAGACCATACGGATATCAAGTTCAGGATGTTGTTGTTTAACATTCCGCATTTTCCGTCGATCTTTTTCGTCCCAATATCCTTTTGTTTCTAGGTATATACCATTTGGCAAAAGGAAATCAGGAGTGTAGTTATATGAGATTGTATACGGAACCTTAGTAGATTCATACTCATACTTGACTCCTAATTCAACAAGGAGATCAGCAACCCTTTCTTCAAGTCCTGATCGAAAAGCCATCAGAAATCATCTTCGTCATTTGTATCTTCGTCAGGCTTAGGTACTACATTAGGTTCTGAAATCTTATAACCTTTAGTTGTACCAAACATTGATGCTACTTCTTCAGACCCGAGATCACCAGAGTCAACACCAGCTTGTCCACTAACGCTAATGATTTGAGCACCAACAAGCTTGAGGCTTGTACCGTACGTAATACCATCTTGTAGAACATATGGTTTTTGGTAGAAACCAACCTTGACTTTAGATCCAGAGTAAAGAGGAGTATTCTCATCAGTAACTGGCGCACCTTCTGAATCAACAAAAGGAGGTTTGTCCTTTTCATTCCATGAGAATTTAACTTTGTATTGACCATCGGAAACTTCTTCCCATGGTTCTAATTTTGCAATTGCACGCTTAGGGTTCTTGACTTTTGACAAGCACCATTTCAATAGTTCAATTCTTTCTTCTTCAAGTGCATCGATAAGTTCTTGATTAATGATAGTGGCAAGATTGTAACTGCCAAACTTACCTGGCTTCATACAAGCTTGAAAGCCTTCAAGTACAACTGGTTCTTCAGTTTTAAGGACGTTACGTGTCATAGGTGGTTAATTAACAGAAAAAATAGGTGGAATCAATGACTGTCTCTGGACATAAATCACCAATAATTGGTGGTTCTGTTTCTGCTCCAATTGAGTCAGCAAAGTCCCGTAGATAATCATGCTCAGCAAACAAATGCATGTATGTCTCACGTACTAAGGTGGACAGGTTGCTCATGTCTGTAGCACGGCATAGCACTGAATCATGAATTAGTGCGATTGGAGCATTAAATCGGATTGCACATAGGTGAAGGAGAGAACTATCTAAAGAATGAATAAGATTAGGACTAGTAGCATTTTTATGGTGATTTATATCAACCTCATCACTATCACCTGTTGCTACTCTCATGTTTACTTTACCTAACAATTGTAAAGTAACTCTTTCATACTTGCTTTTCATTAGCCGTTGAACTACTACAAAACCAGAAGGAGTTGTCCAAGTAAGTTCAGTTGCACCAGCTTTTATTGCTTTAGTTACTTCTTCTTCAATCCATTTCATGACTCGCATCGGACCAGGTAATACCTCATCCATTGCAGCCCGAACGGCCTTAACTGTAATGTTGATATCATCTTTTGTTACTTCCAAGCCCTTTTCTTCTAAAGCATCTCGCACATAATGTCTGTTTGAGTACTCTTTTGCCGAATATGGAAGGGTCATCACTACTCTCTTGACACATTTTCTATCCCAAACTTCATGTAAATGTTCTGGAATATTTGGTTTAGCTTTTTCAGCTACAACCTTATATGCGTCTTGAGGTTTAATGGAAGGTACTACATTTACAAGAGAAGCAGCTGATTTATCACGAGATAAACCAGACAAAATTTGAATGCCAGAGCAACTTGCATCTGTAGCAACCATTAACGAAGTAAATTGACGGCTACATTCAATACAAGTGGCATGATATTCCTCACAAGCACTTAAGAATTGCCATGGTTCATCAGCTGTTTCCCAATCAGATATATTTCCAATCGGATCAGTAGCTACACGTGTGATTAGACTGTGATTATTCTTAGTCCAATCTAATCTTTCTTGCATTGTGGATTTATCTAACCCATCTTTGCCATAACATGTAGCACACATGAATCGTAGCCAACCTTCTGCTTCAGGTGTCATGAATGCAGGTTCAGCAAAACGAATCAACGCTTTACCAAAGTCTGTATCCTGAACTGAAAGATATGGCTGTAGAGGATATGCTCTTCCTCTATAATCCAGGCTCCAACAGAGATACCATCGATCATAATCTTTAAACCGACGAGCAGCTTCTAATGTATGTCTTGTACGACATGAGCGTTTAAAAGCCTGTGCATTTTGATCATGTGCTTTAGCAGCAGCTCTCCTATATTCCATCTCTACTGATTTATCAGTGTCGATGTTGAGTGGTTTGTTAGGGAGAGGTGTCTCTAATATAGGGACAAACTTTCCTACTGAATACTGTCTTTCTTCAAGTGCTTCAGCAACGTCAAGAATGAACTTTGAGACGACGTAGCTAGTCAGTTGAATATGGTTCAGGAAGTCAATAGGAGTTTGGCCCTGTATACATGACGTACCTCGTCTGACCATGCTATGGCCCTCCATCAGCTCATTTAAAAGGAACCCTCCTTTCTCTGTATTGCTCCATGGTTTGGGTGGTACAAGCATGGGCCACACTGCAGGAGAGAACAACTCAGCTTGTTTCATGAGCTGATCTTTGATGTCAGCAAACTCAGCAGTAGGGACGATATACGTCTCCTTTCTTCGTTTACTTTTTACTTGAGTTAGTTTCGTAAAGTAACCAGTAGAACAAATGACACAATCAAGTAGCCAGACACCAAGTTTAGATCGTAACGACCTATTCCATGCTTTCCAAGATGGTACATCTTCCTTGCGGTTCATCAGTGTTGTGACTGTCCTGAGTTTTTGCCCAGTACCAGATGAACTATGCCAATAATCCTCTTTGATCCTTTTTAAGATTCCTGGTGCTACACGTTCGTAGTACCTCATCTTGCATTCTGCTTCTATTGCCAGACTGATTGCATCAGCAACATTCTGTAAGACACCGCTATCAAGTCTGTATCCAAACACCTTGTCGAAGGTGATCTTAAGTGCAATTGAAGCAGCAGCTAATGGTTCAAGAGTACCGAGGTATTCTCTTATCTCCTTGAACAGCGGACCATTGGTTCCCCTGTAGATGCGATCAGTGGTGTCTGAGATGCGCTGTGTGACCTTTGGAAGGACAGCTTTGATTGATGCCCTTCCGTATAAAGAATTGGATGCGTACTCTCGATTCTCAGCCTTCATGGTGTCGTCCCGTAGGGATTTCAAGCCATGTCTCATCGCCTCTCTTTCGAGGTTTATTTGTTGCTCAATTAGCTCAGGAGTGACTTGATTCAATAAAAAGAAGGCGCGGTAGTCTAAAAATTCATTTTGTACCAACCAGGACAAGTTGGTATGACTGAAAGGCCAGGAACAACGTCCTGACCTGTCCATGTTTGTTGCTTGTTTCTGGATAGTACCTGAAACTAGCGCGTCTACCAATTCCGCCACATCCGCAGGCGAGAACCGTTGCTATGACTGTGATTCATAAGAACGGACTAGGTAGAGCTAAGTGATGACGCCTAGCTTTCCCCGTATAAGAGGTTAGCAGACAGCAGTACTAGACACGGTAGTCAACAGGCTGAGAGGGCTAGAAGCTCTTGGGACAAAGGTGTTCCAATTCGCCCTAGCTCTTTTGCTAAGTGTTCCTCTCCCAAGTGGATGTAATACTTCATAGAAGTCTC